CGCCGCTCAGGTTTGATCCTGCGTGCGACGTGACATCCATCTGCTGAGAGCCCGGAACACGTCCGCATCCAACTCGTTCGGGTCGGCAGCCATCAACCTCCCGGCATCCAAATCGATTTGCGAATACCGTGCCGAACCAACCTCGTCCGACGGCCGCGTGTCCGAACCCCACTTCTTCGCGATCCGCAACGCATCCTTCACCGTGGTGTCCGGCCCGATCTCACCGGAATCGATGGCGTCAACCAGCCGCCCCGTCGACCACCGGCGCAACACGAACATCGCCTGCCACGGCCGCGGCAACCGTGCGATCGTCTCGGCCGGCAACTCACGGTAGGCGAGGTAGATCGCCACCAGCCGCCTGGCCTTGTCGAACCCGAACGGCATCCGATCCTCGACCCACGACTGGAACCCGGCCCGATCCAACTGTTGCGCCTCATACAGCAGTTCCCCGACACGCAGACACATCCGGTCGACGGCCTCGAACACCTCGACCTCAATCTCGAGCAGCCGCTCCGGCAACGGTGCCGGTGACATATCGTGTCGGAGGTGGATGACGCTTCCCATGACGGACACGGTAGCCAGATCGACCTCGAGGGGTATCGCTCATGCCGCAACCAGGAATGCGTCAACCTCGTCCTCACCCCGATCACACACCGCACCGGTGGACTGTGCGTCGACTGCTACCGATCCCACCTCGGCGCCCAAGTCGCCGAACTCGAAGTGATCAACCGTGGCGAACGCATCACCCTCACCCTGAACCACAACCGGCGCAAACGGACCGACAGTCGAGGCAACCTCCACACGAAACGTCTCACCGAACGGGCCAGACTGAAAGCCCTCAAGCGTCTCCGCGCCGTGTTCCCCGACCTGTACGACGTGTTCTACGCAGAGGAACGCGCCCGCCTCGGGCTCGAAGCGTGGACCCTCGAGTCGTCCCTCCCGGCACCCGCCGAAATCGACGCACAGCAGACGTTGGACTTCGCCCGTGTCTATAGTCAGCTCACCGAGCACGGAGTAGATGTCGATGGCACTCAAGTCAAGTCCCAGAACAAAAACGCTCGTCCGAGGTGACGAGGTCACAGCCGCGGCCGAGATCGACCTGAGCAGCAAAGAAGGCCAGAACTACACGCGCGCCACCGTCGCCAACTCCCGTCGCACCGGCGACCGGTCCTGGAAGTGGTACGACAACATCGGCGAAGTCCACTACGCCATCTCGAGGGCGGCACGCATCGCCGGGTACGCCAAGCTGCAATGCGTCAACCTCGCCGACGACGGAGAGATCGAAGACATCGTCGACTCAGGGATCTGGGCTGAAGAAGTCTCAGCGATCCAAAGCCCGTACGGCGGGTCGCGTGGCCTCGTCGACCGGTTCTACACCCTGATGAAGGTGCCCGGCGACAGCTACCTGATCAACGTCGCCGACGACGAAGGGGACTCCGAAGGTCTCCACTTCATGTCCCCCGACGAAATGGATGTCACCTCGTTCTCCAGGTGGAAGCCAGGCAAAGGGCAGCTCCGTTGGATCACGGTGCCCAGCTCACCGGGCAGCGGCGGTGACGGTGCCAGCCAGTTCCATCGTGTCGTCCGCGACGAAGACCTCCTCGGACGGGTGTGGATCCCGAACCGACGGTACGTCGACCTGACCGACTCGGCGCTCACCGCCCTCGACGTCGAATGTGAAGCCCTTGACCTGTTGACGAAGACGATCAAAGCGAAGCTGATGTCCCGCTTCGCGCTCGCTGGCCTCATGTTCCTGCCCGAAGGCATCTCGAACGCCCGGGTGTCGCGCAGCCAAACCGAGATCGCCGGGCAACCGATCGACGACACCATCAACTTCCTCATCGCAGCGATGACCCGCAACGTGCGGAACTGGGAGGACGCCACCGCCTACATGCCGATCCTGTTGCGTGGCCCGTCCGACCAGGGCGAGAAGATCCGCCACATCGTCATGGACCGCGAAGTGTTCGAAACGGACCTGCACCTTCGCTCCGAACTCGTCAACCGCATCCTCCAGGGTCTCGACTCGAACCAGGACACCACGAAGGGCACCGGCGAACAGTCCCACTTCTCGGCGTGGGCCGCATCCGACGAGGAACGCCGCGTCGCTGTCCAACCGGACCTGGAGATGATGTGCTTCGCCCTCACCCGGCTCGTCCTGCACCCCCGGATGCTCGAAGCCGGAGTATCACCGGATCAGATCCTGAAGACGAAGGTCTGGTACGACCTGTCCGCCTCGACGGTCCACGCCAACCAGCAGGAAGACGCCCGCCAGCTCTCCGACCGTGGCCTGATCTCCGGCAAGGCATCCCGGCGCATGTCCGGCGTCAAGGAGCAGGACGCGATCTCCCCGGACGAATACGTCCGCTGGGTCGGCGTCCAAACGAAGAACGCGAAGCTGATGATGTACGGGCTCGCCGAGGACGACAAGATCGACTGGGAAGAGGTCACACCCCAGCCCACCGTTCCGGGCCCCGCCCCCGACTCGCCGGCCGACGCACCCCAGGCCGGCCCGGGCGGCGGCGGCTCGGACGGCAGCCCCGACAAGACCGACACGAACACGCCGCGCACGCAGCGGCCTGCATAAGGAGTGAACTGACATGCGCGAGACGTTTGGCAACATGCCGAAGACGAAGCCGAAGGGGATGCTGCGCCAGATCGTGTTCCCCGAACTGGCGTTGATGGACGTCAGGATCGCCGACGGCCGTCTCCTCGCCGAAGCCGGACGAGGTGTGCGTGATCTCCCGCGCACCATCTACGGCCAGTTCCAGAACGCCGAAGGGCATTCGCAGGCCCCGGTCATCGGGGCCCTCTTCGAGGTGACGTTCGAAGATGGTGTCGCCTCAGGACGCGGCTGGGTACTCGACGACGACAACGGTCGGGACGCCGTCAAGTACGTCGAGACCCAGACGCTGCGTCACAACTCGGTCGACCTCGCCGAAGTGAAGGTCACGTTCGAGTACGACGAAGCAGCCGACGAAGGAACCATCCGGTTCGACGAGTGGAAGATCGCTGCGACCACACTGGTCGGCAAGCCAGCGTTCGCGAACGCGTCAGCCCAGATGCTTGAGGACGAGGAGATCGTCGCCGCCTGGATGAACGATGACACGCCGCTCATCGTCGACGTCCCGCTCGTCATGAACATGGTCGTCGCCGACGAACCTGAAATCGTTGCCGACGCAACCGTCTGCCCGCCGTGGGAGCTGTTCCACCTGCCCGAAACGGACAAGCCGCAGAAGCTGACCGTCGGCGCCCCAACCGACGACGGCTGGATCCCGGTCGCCGGTCACCTCGCCTTGTGGGACTCATGCCACGACGGCGTCATTGGACGTTGCACACGGGTGCCGCGCCCCGACGACGACTACGTCAGCTACAACAAGCCGGGTGTTCTCACTGACCGGGGCATCGTCGGCACCGGCCCAATCTTCCTTGAAGGCGGACACAAGAAGGCCCCGAACGGCGACTACATCTCGGCGTACGGTGGCATCGAGAACGCCTGGGCCGACGTCCGTGTCATGGCCGGCAACCTTGGTCCGTGGCTGTGCGGCTATGTCCGACCCGGCGTCGACGACACCGCTGTCCTCGCCGCCCGTGCCTCACGCATCTCCGGCCACTGGAAGGGCTCGCGCCTGAAGGCCATCGTGTGCGTCAACGCTGAAGGGTTCGACGTTCCCGGTGACGGCTTCTCCATCAACGAGGACGGCTACGTCGACGAACTCGTCGCGTCGTTCCCGGCCTGCATCGACGAGCCCGTGGAGCTGGACTTCTCCCCGGTGCTCGACAACTTGGACCAGCTCCGTCTGGACCTTGAACTGCAACTGATGAACGACAGCGAGTAGAATGCTCACGTCGTTCTGATCCTTCGACATGCCACGGCCCTCGCGAAAGCGGGGGCCGTTGCGCGACGTGGCTTGCGTTTGAGCCACAGCACCGGGCACGATGTCAACCAATACGCGACCGAAGCCGAGGAGGCACCGCATGTTCCCCGAAATCCCCGAAAATCTGGATGCGCTCTCAGCATCGGACCTGCGTGCCCTTGCAGCAGCCATCCGCGAAGCTGTCCAGGCTGTCCGCTCAAACGAGGCGTCCACCGCTGACGAGATTTCCACGGCACTCACCGCCGTCGAGTCCCGCAAGGTGATCCTCGAACTGGCGAAGTCGAAGGATGCCCTCGCCGCCACCGAGATGAGCGAAGACGACGAGGCCGAGCCCGTCGTCGAAGACCTCGCCGAAGAGGTCGTCGAGGAAGAGGAAGAGACAGTCGAGGAAGTCTCCGAGGAGGCTGCCGCGGAAGACGCCCCGTCCGGCGATGAGGACGACACCGAACCCGAAGTGGAGGCATCCGTGTCCAAGCCAGCCAAGGTCCGCACCACTGTGGGTGCGTCAACCGAGATCACCGAGCAGGAGGGTCCCGCCGGCCGGTTCACTCCCGACAAGCTCCTCGCCCGCGGTGGCGTCAGTGACAAGGGCCCGGGCACCGGGTTCGACAGCTGGCTCGAGCTGGCCGAGACACTGATTGACGTCGGCAAGACGATCAACCCCAGCTCCACCCAGAAGTTCCAGGTGGCGTTCGTTCCCGGCAACTTCGACGACGACCACACCCTCGGCGAGAACTTCACGCAGAACCTGCGCAAGTTCGAGCCGGAGATCATGGCCGAGATGTGTGCCCCGGCCGAGCCGCAGTACGACCTCGCCTGCTGGAACACCGACCGCCGTCCGGTCCGTGGCTCGCTCGCCGCCTACAAGCCGGATGCCCGTGGCGCCGTCACGATCTACCCGAGCCCGAGCCTGGCCGACATCACCGACCAGTCCCCGCTCGGCACCGGCGTCTGGGACAACGACTCGGACATCACCATCCAGGGCACCGACCCGGACTCGAAGGAGTGCGCAGTCATCGAGTGCGCCGAGCCGACGCTGTACCGCCTCTACGGTGTGTGGCGCTGCCTCACCGTCCAGAACCTTCTGGCCATGACGTTCCCCGAGCTGGTGGAGGCGTACCTCAACCGGCTCGCCGCCGCCCACGCCCGTCTCGCCGAGACGCAGCTCCTCGAGGCGATGGGCACGAACGCCCTGGCGGTCACCCAGTCCGACCTCGGCTACGGCTCCTCGGTGTCGATCACCTCGACCGTCATGAACATGCTCACCCTCCATCAGGAGACTGAGCGTTGGGACAACGGCGAGTTCGACGCCTGGATGCCTCG